CCCTGTGGTTAAGGTGGGAAGCGTTATTTATGAGGAGGAAGATGGTCATTTGGTTTTTGATTCAGTGCTTGCTCCTTGCTTGCCTGCTTGGAATGAAGTACTATTTCGGACAGATGATTTAAATATCCTTTGGGCTACTCATGCATTGCCTCAGAAGTGGGCATTGAAGATGAGCCCTTGTAAGACATGCAATGGCACAGGACAGAGGACAAACAGAAAGGAGGAGAGAGTAGGCTGCAATGATTGCCAAGGCTCAGGGAGAGCCTCAAGTAGTCCATTCGGATTGATGGAAATAAACATTGACAGAGTTTCTGCTGTTAATCCTAATCCAATTGTTCCACCAGTGCCTCCTGCTGGTTACATTGAGAGACCTACTGAGACAGTTAGACTATTTCAGGAGGACATCATTCAAAAAGAATTCCAAGGCTTTAAGGCTATTGGTCTTGAATTGCTTGGTCAGATTCCTGCTGCTCAATCAGGGATTGCAAAAGAGTATGACAGAAAGGAACTAAACACCTTCTGCTACTCAGTTACTGTTCACTTGGCTCAGGTTTATACTAAGGTTTGCTTTCACATTCTATACCAAAGGTATAATAGCCTCTTTGCTTCCTCTCTGATGGACAGCGACAAGGTTAAAGCAGCTTTGCCTCAGATTACTGTGCCTACTGACTTTGATGTGATGACCACTGACATGATTGGTGAGATGCTGACAAAGGCAAGACAAGGAAACTTTGACCCACTTATCATCTCAGGCATTGAGAATGATTATGTGGAGAAACTTTATGGTGAGAACTCAATACAGCAGGCTTATCTTAAGATTCTAAAGCAACTTGATCCATTGCCATATAAGACAATTGATGAGAAGACACTTCTGCTTAATAGCCAAGGATGCTCACTTCAGGATTATGTCTTGAGTGCTAACCTTCCTGCATTTGTGATGCAATTAGTGGATGAGAATGCTATGTGGTATGACTTGCCTATTCAGGCTCAAAGAGTGCAAGTAGAGGCAATGGCAGCAGCTAAGGTTTCTACAATTAAGTCAGGTGTTGTTCCAATTATGCCTCAAGGAATGTAATGCCTACAGACAAGCAGTTAGCCATCATCAGGAAGATTCAGCAAATTCAGCTGGACATTGAGACTGGGATGGCTGATGCTTTGCCAAAGGTTTTTAAAAGTCTAAGCAATGAAGTAATAGACTTAGCCTCTGAATTAAGTCTTAATCCAAAAGACCGGGCTAAGACATTGAGAGAGATGGTCAAGCTTAAGAAGGACATTGCTGATACTATTGTAAACAATTCGGCTTATCAGACAGAGGTTGTGGCTGTCATCAATGGCTATAAGGCACTTGCTGAGGCTTCAAATGAATATTTAAGTTTAATACTTGATGACTTTTCCCCGAAAACTGAACTTTATAAAGCCATTCTTGAGACTAATATTGAGGTTACTAAGGATGCTCTTATAGGAGGAGGGATTAGAAACAACTTTGGCAATGCCATTCAGGAAGTGCTAAAGAGCAACATTGCCGGAGTAAGCAACAGGGCAGAACTTAACAAGACTCTGAGGCAGTTTATAGAAGGCACACCGGATGAATTGCCATTTTTGAACAGATACATCAAGCAGACAACCAATGACTCTGTAATGGCCTTTAATGCAGAGTACATTCAGACAGTAAGTGAGGACTTAGGTGTTGAGTTCTATCTCTATGCCGGAACAATCATAGAGGACACAAGGCCATTCTGCTCAGCAAGGACAGGCAGATTCTTCACCACTGACCAGGTTAAGCAATGGGCAAGCCTTAAAGGATGGCAAGGAAGGATGGCAGGCACTAATGCCAACACAATCTTTATCTACAGAGGTGGATATAATTGCAGGCATCAGCTGTGGCCTGTTAGCCAAGAGCAATATGATTCAGCCAAGGAGGCTGGCAGAACAGGAGTTAAGTAATTAATCAAACTTAATATTATTATAAAGAGGCACAGGCACATGCTTTGCCTTAGTAGGATGCTTTTTACTTCTGAATGGCCTGCCTCTGCCTACATGAGTCTCCCATCTTCCAAAAGTTGCATTATACTTGAATCTCTTGTAGCAACTGCTTAACAGTATGCACAATGCAAGCACAGCAAGAAGCCTCATAGTGACTTGTCATAATTTAGCAAGTCAGAGATTGGAAGTAGATGCTTCTGCTCTACTATAATTCTAAGCCCATGTCCAAGGTTTTTTACCTCAGAAACCGAATGAATCAGCTCCTTATTGATATAGCCTAATATCTGCACTAATAAGTCAGGCTCTGAGCAGTAGCATAAGACAAATAAGTCAGCAGCCATTTCATTCTTATTGTTAAAGACAAGCCTTCCGGTCTTATACTTTGTGGACTTGACTTGCACATTTAGCTTGCCTAAGTAAATGTCAGTCTCTCCTCCATCACCTTGTAGGTTTATGCTTGTATCAAAAGGTAAGCCAAGGTATTTAGCGACAGCATACTCACCCATGACACCAAGCATGTCAGCTTGTTCTTGGGTGTTGCCCCATCTTGAAACAGATTGTCTGTTAGGTTTGACTATATCTTTTAGATAATGTCTGCCCGATGCTAATACTTTGAGAAACTTGATTTCTCTATCTGTAAAGTTGATCGACACTTCATAAACCAGTTTGCAATAATAAGGCATAAAATCTGATATTTGGGTATGAAAAAAGCAAAAACTGCTGGTAATTCGCCTATTAAAATCACCTTTGGAAAGAAGTCTGTTAAAAGTGCTGCCAAGAAATTCAAAAGGAATTGATAACTTTACACAATGCAATTAAAGCACTTTACACTTTCAGAGTTTGACTCTCCTGATGCACCAGGCTCAGGTGTTAAGATGAAGCCTGAATTTCTGCAAAGGCTTGACAATGCTCGGTCAATTGCCAATATTCCTTTTGGAATCAACTCAGGATTTAGGACAGTTGCTCATAATGCTAAGGTTGGAGGTGTTGATTCCAGCAGTCATACTGAGGGATGGGCAGCAGACATTGCTTGTAAAGATGGGGCTAAGAGATTCATCATAATTAATGCTCTTCTTAAATCCGGTATAAATCGCATAGGGGTTTCAAGTGGCTTTATTCATGCTGATTGTGACCCTTCAAAGCCTGCCAATGTTATTTGGACATACTAATAAATGACAACTGAATTAAGAGAAGAGCTGGTTAAGTTTGGATTTGACTTGCCTGCTTATGGGGCAATTATGCTCACTAAGATTGCTGACCTAAACACAAGCAACTTCTCCGACATTGAGAAGTACATGTATAATCATGGATGGCTTTGGCTTCTTGTCCTAAGATTTGGAAATGTGATTTGGGATTTACACCATAAATTGAGCAAGCATGTGACCATCTATCAGGATGGTGAACCTATTAAGATTACAGGTTATCGAAAAATATTTATTGAACTAAAAAAATTACTAAAATGAAGAAGATTGAAACTATTTGGCTCTTTGCTTTTTTTATGATTTACATGGCATACGATAGATACCATGCCTATGATGTTGAGTCGAAAATTAGTGATGATGTTCAGTACCTCGCAAAGAGTTGCATTACTTCAGGCATTGACTTGGCAATGATTAATCAGAGGGTGGACACTGTTCACAAGCAGAATCAAGCATTGGCTAAGACTGTCTTATATTTGGACTCATGCAACCAAGCGAAGGCACAAAAAGCAGACAAAGCGGAGCGAAGAGGCAAGTTCGTGGGAGGCCTAATCAAAGGTCTATTCCCGGGTATTTGAATTCGAATATCTACTCAAAGAGAATGCAAGTGTATGCCTACACTTGCACATCTGTTGTGCTTGTAGGCATGCTCCTTGGCACTGGGTACTTATACCAAGTAGAGAAAGTAAGTGCATCTGACAGCGTGCTGATGTTCATACTTGGTCAAGTACTCGGTGCTTGGGTAGCATTGACCAATAAGATATTCAGAATCACAACTCCTGCAATTTCTCAAGAAACCTAACTAACTTGCATTCATGAATTGCTTGCAAAATTACATCGGTCTACAAGGTTGCACAGCTGATGCACCACTGTCGGGAATATATATCAATGATTATCCTGGCATGAGTTCTGAACTCATGGAGAAGATAGCCACTCCGGAGCAAGCCTCTTATATTGGCATGTGGAACTCTGCACAGGCTGTGTCTTATTTAAGAATTAAAAGAGACATTCAATTAGCCTTATTTCAATCCGCAGAGGCGCAACTTGATCAAGTGCTGTTTCAGACCAGCAAGAACTTCGTTCAGCAGTGGCAACAGATTCAGACTGTTCCTCAAGAAGCTATACTAAAGGGAGCATTTGTAAGCATTCAAGGGAGTAAGTATTTAAGCCTCCGCATCAAGCAACTGCTTGTCTACAATGCAGGAAGTCAAACCGTGACAAATTGTCCCTGGTTCATTTATCAAACTCAAGATGGAAGCATATTAGACCAAGGCACTTATGACCTTGCGCCAGGCATGAACTATGTGCCAATTAATAATGAGTTTTACTCAGACTTTGATAAGATTAACATCATGGCTGCTGTTGATTGCACTAATTTGGAAACAACAACAGGCATGTTTGTGGATTGGGGCTGGAATCAGATGGAGCTTGAGTGTGCTACTCGTTTCACTTACCTATGGCGCAATGGCTGGAGCATCTTCCCTGTGACTGCTCCATTAGGTTATGGCTTTGGAGATAGTTGGAGTCAGGACAATAGCCAATCAGGTGTTTATATGGATGCTCAATTGCTCTGCTCACTTGATAGCTTTATCTGCCAGCAGAAAGAGTTTCTCGTTGATGCTTGGGCTAAT